TTGAGCATAGCCAGGTCTTTATCAATCTCGCTATAATCTTCCAACATACCGATGGTATCATCTACCTGAGCCGTGAGACTCTTGGTTGGCCTAACGCCATAATTCAACCGACGCCAGGTTGGGTCCGGAAGATCTGCGCGTACCGTGGTACGATGACCGGTGGGAAGGTTACCTTCAACCATAGGAATGTCTTGAAGGATGGGGTTGAACTGGGTCAGCAACTCGGCGATCTTTGCTACCGATCCGTCCGGTGCCAACCGCTTAGTGACGTCTACGAGAGTGGGTAACTCGGTTGTTGCCGTACATAGCCTGTGCTGCTGTCTTAGCTGCCCCAGGCTGTTTAGGCATTGATTTTAAAAATCCGCCTTCTTTCATGGATTTTCCAATAGCGAACAGAAACTCCATTACGGCAGGGTGGTTACCGTAGCCTGATTCATTCAGAGCTTTTTCGAGGGCCCCGTCAGGGTCATTTTGACGGAGTGCTCGTTGTGCCAAAGTCAAGTTATACTTTGAATTTTCACCCCACTGGGCTAAATGCGCCTTGCCTAAGTCTTCTAATACTTTACGCTCAGCATTCTTTGACCCAATAACCAGATTTGAAAACTGAGTGGTGGCTGCGTCTAATTGGGCTTGGGTAAGACCATGATCTGCAGCCCATACGCCAAGTTCCGGCGATGCTCCTTCTGGCAGTTTGTACTCTTCAGCTTTAAGCACTACCCGTTCTGGCAATACAGGCTCAGCAGGTGTAGTTTCGGCTAGTGGAGTAACAGATGCTGCAGGTGGGTCAGTCGGCGGTGTCGGCATCTCCGGAGTCACTGGAGGTGTCGTTGGAGGCACTATTGCTTCCGGCGTAAGTGTCGTCATTTAAAAACCCCTTTTGTTGTTGTTTGGTTAACAATAGCCGAGCATATAATGTAGGATCGGCGTCTTCTAGAAACGCTAAAATTTGCAACCCCACAGCCCGCTTACCTTCATAATACATTGCTCTATCTATATCACAACCAATATCTGCGTACAAGTCACAAAAACCTAGTACGTGCCAGAGAACCTCTTGCCCAGCTTTGGCCTTAGCTAGCTCGCGCAAGTTACTTACTAGCACCATATACTCGCGCTCTTCGGGAGATAGTTTTCGGCTCATATAATACCCGACTCTTTAGCCATTACTTGGCTTTCAATCATTGTGGCCCCCGCCTCAGCTTGGGTCTTAGCAGTAGTCGCATTGCTGGCAGTCAGGGTAGCTTGGTTAGCTGTATTTTCTTTATCTTGCTGCTCAGCCTTGGCTTGCGCCACCAATTTAGCTCGGTCATTACGTATCCTGTCAACAGCTTCTTGCGGACGCAATATGCCTAAGGCCACTCCTGTGATATTCGCGTACTCTCTAGAGGCCACGTCTACATCTACGTTATCCAGAACTCTCTGATCAACTGATGCTACTTGACTCACAAAAGCTAAGAAGCTATTTATACCTTGTATGGCTACAGCTCGTTGAGCTGTAGCTAATGGACTTACTAGAACAATATTATACTCTCCAGCCATATCGGCGTATGCTGGGTCAAGCTCAGGTAACAGATTCTTCCGTAACAGTATATTAAACCCGCGCTCAATAATAGGCTGCAGAAACTCAAATTGAAGTCTTTCAATGACGGGCCCTAGCCTCAACATTTTTTCTTGCTCTTGGACTTGTACCTGCCCAGTGCGAAGAGGAGAAGCATTAGGGTCGCGAGACGCGGTTAAGAACAAGTCGTTGTAAAACATCCGCTGGATGCGCTGTTCTACTTTCTCAGTAACCATTGCGGTACCCGTGAAGTCAAACTTTACCGCGTATATCTGGGTAATAACTTCACTAGGGTTGGCATAGTAGTTATACGCTCCTGGTAAAGTATTAAGCTTACCTTTCATTCTAGCTGGGGCATTCAGCGGCGGATTAACTGTCTTGTGGGCGGCCAGAAGAGTAGCTTTTTCCATCTCTTGCAGCCGTTTAATATCTGGTAACGCGCGTGACCCAGGTCCCAAGCCATACGCGTCAGACCCTATTGAATTCCACCGTGCTGTAGGATAAGGCCACTCGTAGAACCCTGCAACTAACAAGGGCTCTGTCATATCTTTATTAGCTGAAGTATGCGACGCAGTTACGGCTACTTCATAAAACACTTGTGTGAAGGCCTTGTCCTGAAATTTGTTCTTATATACACACTCAAGAATGGATCGGTCTACTACATGAATACCATCAGCGTTATCTTTTACATCTTTTACATAAGATGCTACCTTATCACTAAACTTTTCGGCCATCTGATACCGTGACATATATACTATACGACAGTAATGCGACAACCGCCCGTCTGCACCATAAGCCAAGTAGTAATCTCCAGCTGTCAGCAGCTCAAACCTGAACGGGGTAGGAGGATCGACGTCTTCTCCCATGTATATACTACCGGTACCAAACCCGGCGTACTCTGTATAGAAGCTGTTAATGATGGAATAAAAATTTGACTCATGGAAAGCTGCGTGTAGCCGTGCCGTACACTCAGTTAACCACGCTTTCAACGGCTCAACTTTTTCTAAGTTCTTGTCCGCCCATCCCAGAGAGAACCACTGGCGCGATGGCGACGTAAGGCCACCGTGCATTCCCGACGTCAGAACATTCAAGGCGTCTTCAGCGGATGGGTTAATAATATTCGAGTTGGTTAACTTACGCTTACTGGGCTTACTTACGTTCGTATAGGACCCACGTCCTGGTAACAGGTTATTAGATATCTGCTTCCACTCAGTTTCCCAATCTTGGCGCTCGCCTTTCAGCTCGTTATACAGCGCGTAAGCTTTGTTGTAAGATAATACGGGCATATTATTGTCCTAACGCGTAGAACTGCTTGGATGTGGCTTCTTCGTCTTCTAGCAACGAACTGGTTAGGATAGTATCTGCCAATGACTTACGCTTATCTTGGTCGGCTTGAGTCAGGTTAACCGCATTTTCATTCAGCTCATCAATCTTAGCTTTCCAATCTACAGCTGATACTGATGTGGTAGCAGGTGCGGCCGTTACAGCTGGCGTCGGAAGGGCCGATTGACTCATGATCTGAGACATCTGGTCCTTAAAAGCCGTCAGCATCTGAGTATTCTGCATCTGCATATTTGAGACCATGTTAGGGTCTATAGATGGTGGACTTGATCCGCCTTTGCCTCCCATAACTATCCTCCTAACACGTCGTCTTCTTCATCAGACGTCAGAATTGTACCTGTAGTAGATTTCCCTACGGGCTTAGACACTATTGATTGTACTGGTGCAGCTTTAGCAGCCGGCGCGGCCACGGCTGTATCTGAACGTTGTAAAGCTTGGGGCTTGTAATCGGTTGGCGCTCCATGCTCAGTGATCAGTTGGTCTAATTGAGTTTGCTGATCACTCGACCACATGTTGGACAAGTACTTAGACGCCCGATCATTTTTCTGGGTATCTGTTATACTGTAGTCGATGCCTAAGATATCCGCATTCGACTGTTCTTTAGTGATCTCATCATTAACCGTGCTAAAGGCCATATTAGCTGAGTCGAGATATGTTGAATACAGAGAATCTCGGGTGCTTTTAGCCTGAGTAATGCCATCAGCAATCGCTTTCTGTTCCGCCGCCGCTTTGTCGGCGGCTGTCTTAGTAGCTATCTCAGTTTGGTAATCTGATAATGCTTTAGACGTAGCAGCCTGAGACTCTTGCATCGCTTTAAACTGCTCTTGGTACATCGCAGTTTGAGCTGAATTGTCTGAACTTCCGCCTCCGCCTTTACCTCCGCCACCGCCCATTATCGCTCCTTGATGGTCATAACGCCATCTACAATTTTACCTTTAAAGGACATTCCACTTGGTAGCACGCCTACTTTAGTAAACCCGGCTTTTTGGATAAACCGTAATGCTGCTCGGTGAGGTGCCGGAGTAAGGCCATAAATAGTATGTAGAAACGGCTCGCCATCAATAGTCTTCCAGTCTTGCAGAATATCGTCCGTCGTGGTCTTAGCCAAGTCTATCGAAGTATCTTTCTCATTAGTAGGTAGCATACTAAAGTGTACCTGCGCAGCTTTACCTGTGAAGTTCTCTAGCATAAACTCAGCTACTATACAGTTCTGTTCCACGTCATAGATCATGTACATGTGGTCGCCATGGCGCCCTATCATTATTTTCACGTCAGACCAAGTGGGGTCTAACACGTCACACATTCTATACTGTAGCCTGTCATGTACATACAAAGTCTGCCAGTATGTTTCTACTAAGTCTGGCGGAATCATATTTACTTTGAAAACACCCAAATGACTCTTCATTAGGTCTCCAACGGTTTCATGTAGTCGTTAAGGTAATTGAGTGGGTCATACTGAGGAGATTCTGACCTCATGCCAATTAGCTTCATATAAATGTCTTCAGTTATACCTAAGCTTTCCATCTCGGGAGTTATTCCAACTGACTCGTCAAGTTCTTCAGCCCAGGTTAAGGCCAGCGCATCTCCTGCATCGGTAGAAGCAAACCCGCGGGATTTTAATGACTTCTTACCTTCAATCTGTAGCTTGCCTCGATCATTAATGATAAACGTTGGCGCGCTCAAATCTTTAGCTAGTGCAGGGTCGTCAGGTAATTCCATGGACAAATCTGGGTGGCATATCGCCGTTTTCATCCTGCCCCAAATCTCGTCTTTCTTCCTAAAGTACAAGTCGTTATAAGTAACCCCACCGAAGTTTACTGGGATCACGCGATCCTGGTAGCCCAACTGATTTAACCTGGACCAGACTGCTTCTCCACGACCTGCGTCGACGAAACACCAATGAGCTTTCCAATCTCGCATGTGAGCTGCTACGCGGGACGCCAGGGCCATGGGGTCTAGCCCTTGAAAATACTCTAGAGGCCATACTTTACGACCTTGTCTTCTCGCAATGACCGCTCGATCGCCTTTCTCAGCAAACGCCGGGTCCACGCCGATGATCCGAGGCGCAAAATTATAGTCCGAGTCCAACAATCGAGTGGCCATGCAGGCCTGAATACTCTCCAGCGGAATTAACGCGTCTTCCGAAGACGCTGTGAAGCTGGTGTAATACTCTTGCTGAATCAAAGATTCCGGCATTCCTGCTCGCCGCTCAGATTCGATATCTTCCAGCGGTGGAAATCCTGTATCATCGGCTGTTAGCTTCTGGTAAAACCAATCAGGATGGCTTTCCGCCATCTCAGCCATTTGAGCCATGTGGTTCAGAGCCCGCGGAGTACCATTAAACAGAGCCCATCCGCCATTCTCCACGAGTACCGGGCGCATATACTGCCAAATGCCCGGCTTGTGTAGTGAAAACTCAGTATATACTTGGCCGAGGGGGTTTGTTCCGACGACCGCATCAGGATTATCTGACCCCAGGAGGTGAATCAGTGACCCGTTCTTCAGCCAAATCTTCATCTGCTGGTCTAACTTGCGCTCAATCAGCTCCGGCGGGATATAATCTATGAACTTTTTACCCGTGCCGTCAGCGCCTTCCCAAATAATCGATCTAACCTGGTTGGCAAATGGAGCGATATAGTGGTACAGCCCTTTTCGCTGCACCGCTTTAGCGGCCAATATATTTATTGATGTTAAGTCTTTGCCATTTCGGCGAGGCCACACGAGCAGAGCTCGCAGTCCAGGCTTATCTTGCATCATGTGATTCCAGACCGGCTTCTGGTACCACCGCATATCCAGCAGTGGTAGCGTTAAAACGGCCATTACTGAATCTGGTTCAGTATATTTACTGTAACCCCTGAGTCGGTGAACACATCTTCAGCCGTGCGGTCAGCCACACTAATCGGATTGCTCTCTTGTAGCATCTGTATCGCCTTCACCAAGTTGCTGAGGCGAGCCGAGGAAGATGAATCTTCCGGGTCAATGCTGTTGATTATGTCCATGGCTTTCGCCAAGCAAGCATTCTCCAGCTGAGCCATCAGCGGCAAATTCTCTATCTGCCTGAACAGAGCGATCACACTCAACTTCTGCCGAGTTTGGTCGGCTAAGGCCACTGCGTAATCTTTAATGTCGGCCGTTGTAGGTAGCAGGGTCTCGACCTGGCATTTACGTTGCCAGCACTGCATAGTGATCTCGTTTGCCAGCAAAGCTTCAGGATAGTTATAACTCAGCGCCAGGGCTTCGATAGACTTACCCATGTATTCGTAGTCGAATCGGCAGGCTTTGAGTTTGAGTTCAGCTTCGGTTAGCATTTATTCTGATCCTATGAACGTATAAATGAATGATACGATTGTCTTATTATCTAATAATATCATGTATGCAATGAAAGTACATAAAATAATGCTTCGCCAGGCGCATAGTTATACGTATATGCGTATGCAGGAATAGGATTCTAAGACCACCGCGCTCTAGGCTCCGGCAGCTTAAAATCGTAGTTCTTTCATAGGCTCACCGCTTCGGAATACCTTTCGCGTATGTATATATGCTTTTATTTTTGGAGCGGTGGAGGGGCCTTATTCAGCATTCGGTATGAGGATCAGAGTTGTACAAAACTCGACTCGAGCCAGGCTGATCACGATTCTGTATGGGGCCGAAAAGTCGATTTGGGTACGGTGAGCCATCCTCTTCGGTCCGACCCCTCCATTTTTCCCG